TTTTCAAACGCAACTATATTTGGGGATAATTCAGTATTAAGATATAGATACGGAGGCTCTACCACAATAGGCGTTGAATACACATTATCAGCCTTTGTAATTATGGATGATAATAGCGAACCTGATGTAACCAATCTATCAAGCAGTGGAGATTTCAGTTTGGTAGTATCAGGAAGTGTTGGTGTTGGTGTTATTTCAAAAACCAATATAAGTGGAAATATTTGGAGGGTTTCAAAAGTTAAAACTGCCGTTGCTTCAACAACGAGTAACGGTATTGTGAAATATACAACACAATCTGCGAAAGGATTTAAGGTAGTAGGTTGGCAATTAGAAGAATCCTCATCAGTAGGTAACTACATTCTAACAGATGGAGCAGCAGCGATTGATGTAACTACGATTCAGAACCCTACGAACAAAGGCTATGATATATTTGGTAATCCACTTAGATTAAGAGAACACGCTTTTAACTTAGATGGTACAGGTTATGCTGAGGTGGCTGATTCTGATTCGTTGGACTTTGGTACAGAAAATCTTACGTTTGAAATGTGGGTTAACATTCAAGGTTCAGGCTCTTATGCTGATGCCTTTGTAAGTAAATATGCATCTAAAGGGTATAGGATAATTTCCACACCTGCAGGAACGGGAGAATGGTATTTCCAAGTAAGTGATGGTAGTTCAGGTGAGAATTATAGGTACTGCCCAACTAGTTTTTATGGAGTAGGTTGGTGTCAAATTGCGGCAGTTGTTGATAGGAGTAAAACTAAGATTGATGTTTATTTCAATGGGAACCTAAACAATGGAGTTTCAGGTAGTGGTGATTTAACTACCTTGGGAGATATAAGTTCTTCAGCTAAACTAAACCTGCCCGAAAACCCTGTTACAGCTGATGGATTAATAGATGATGTTCTCATCTATAACAGAGCGTTAACTCAAAAGGAAATCACTCAGAATTATAACGTAGGTTTAAAAACTCATACAAATCCTTCTAGTTACTCAGGCGATTACTCAAGTGATTACGGATTTTAAATAAACAAAAATGGCTATTACAAAAAGAGATTACAGGTCTGAAAAGGCAAATTATAAAACTTTAGTTCAGACCAATTCCGATACTAAGGTTTCAATTTCAGCGGATGACCAACGCTCTAGAGCTGAGTTGTACGATGCAATAGAAGACTTCTTTAGAGGAGGGGCGGGAAGCATTACTCCTGAGAAGGATAGAGCTTTAATGTCTATGATGGTTTCTTCAGGGTTCAATTCTAAAGACGACTTGATTAACGCTAATGATGTTGATTGGAGTACAGTACCTACGTCAGCACCAAGGGTTAGTGGTAAAGTGTGGAGCGATAGAGGAATTTTAAAGATAACTTAAGATGGTGGGAAACATATTTATTTGCCTTAACGAGGCTACTTACAACAGAGAAATCCCAACAGAACTACAAGGCTCTTATGCTAGAGTATCTAGTGACGAGGAAGGCAACTTAATCGAAATCTTACCTACTACTTTTAAAGAAGTTGGGGAAGATGGAAAGCGTAAGTTTGGTTCAGTAGTTGAATTAACTATTGATGACGCTAAGTTCTATATAATGGAGTTTAACGCATCTTGGTTGTTGTCTGAGGTATCAGCATTGATTAACTTAGGAAACGGCTTAGAGCACCCTAATAATACGCTGATGACTAACAAGGAAGCTATAGCTTTAATGCAAGATAATCAGTCAGAGGATATATAGTATGTGGATAACGTCAGCAACATTTAACTGCATAAACATAAACTACTTATGGACAGCAAAAGAAAAGCGTCAGCAATAAAAAGAGCAGGTGTCTCAGGGCTTAATAAACCCAAGCGAACGCCTAGCCACTCAAAGAAGTCGCATATTGTTGTCACTAACTGCAACAATAAAATAAAGACGATACGTTTTGGTGAGCAAGGTGCAAGCACAGCCGGAGCTCCTAAAAAAGGAGAGGGCTCAAAGATGAGTGCAAAGAGACGCTCATTTAAGGCACGTCACGCAAAGAATATAGCTAAAGGTAAATGCTCTGCTGCATATTGGGCAGACAAAACAAAATGGTAATTATGAAGAATATATTTAGACAGTGGGTGAAAGCAATGATAAGCATAGTTAAGGATGGATAAAGACCTGATTAAAAATCTAGCAGTAAACGGAGCAGCTATAGGTATGAGCTTTACACATTTAGAGCAAGCTTTAAGGTTAACAGCTTTAATTATAGGTCTTGCTTACACTATATATAATTTTCACGTATCATATAAAAAGAATGAGGGTAAGTAAAAACTTTTTATTATCTGAGTTCACAAATAGCGGTACAGCTAAAAGATTAGACATAGATAATGAACCGACTAAAAAACATTTACGCAATTTGCAACGTACTGTTGATTTTCTTCTACAGCCTCTTCGTGACGCTATTGGTCCTATCAGGATTAGTAGTGGTTATCGTTCCAAAGCACTTAATCGTGCTATTGGTGGCAGCAGTAAGTCGCAGCATTGCAAATGTGAGGCATTGGACCTGCAGTTTTGGGAGATGGGGCAGATGAACAATAAGGTTATCTACGATTGGATTTTAGAGTCAGGTATAGAGTTTGACCAAATGATAAACGAGTTTGATTTCTCTTGGATACACATATCCTTAGTAAAGAAAGGAAATAGAAGACAGGTACTTGAAGCGTTTAAAGACGATGATGGGGATACTAAATACAGATACGCAGATGTTTAAAAACATAGTAGGAAAACTTATAGGTCAAGCATCAAAGATTATTGACGAGGTAGTTACAACGGATGAAGAAAGAGAACAACTTAAGAAGCAGTTTAAGGAGGTTGTGCAGAATCACGAAAGGGATATGTACGCTCTTGAAGTTGAGGATAGAAAAAGTGCAAGAGTACTTTTCAAAGACGATAGTTATATACAGAAGATACTAGCAGTAATATTCACATCGGCATACTTCTTTTTGTCGTATACTATGTTTGAATATTTTGTAATGAACACGATACAGTTATCTGATTACGAGATAGGATTTATAAGTACGGTATTTGGGGCTATGTCAAGTAAGGTCAATACTATAGTTGACTTTTTCTTTGGTGGTTCATCTAAGAAATAATTCCCTATATTTGTAGGAAACTAAATCTAATCAAATGGCAAATTTAACAAGCGAGGAGCTAGACACTCTTCAAGGCTCATTAAAAGAATTTAATAAGTGTAAGATGCAGCTAGGCGAAACGGTCCTACAGCAACAAGCTCTTATGAGTAAGATGGCGGGTCTTCGTGAGGAGTCTGCTGAACAAGAGAGAAAGTTAATAGATAAATACGGTAAGGACTCTGTCATCAACATTGAGACGGGAGAGGTTAAGCCTTCTAAAAAAGAATAACGATATGCCAAAGATTAGTACATACACAACAGTTGCACCATCTCTAAGTGACAAGCTGATAGGAACAGATGTAGCGGGAACGCCCGCTAATGCTACAAAGAATTTCACCATTGGGTCAGTGGTAGATTTAATTGAAGGGTTTATGAAGCGTACAAATATAGCGAACTTAACCTCTAATGTAGACCAAGAATTAACAGTAGGAGCTAACACGAGACTGCAGGTATCGTTTGGCGCACCCTACACAGGGGATAACTTTACGTTAGACTCAAGCGGTACGGTACTGTGCAAAATAGCCGGAGGATATAATTTTCAATATAGGTTTAATAGTGGTACGACTCAGACAGGCGCAGGAGACCAACACGTTGACTTCTTTTATACAGTATCGAAGAATGGTGTTCAGGAAGGTTATACAGTTCAGAACACAGTGTTTTTCGATGCCGGAGATACTGACCCCGCACAAACCATTATAGTTGATTTTATTATGGATTTAGCTGTAGATGACACTGTTGATGCGTATCAAGCAGCAAGTTCATACGTCGCGGGGGGGTCGGGTATAAACAAAACAGGGTTAATTGCTAAACTAACTAATACATCGGGAATGTCTGCAGTTCCTTCATCAGCACTACTTATAGATAGGTTATATTAATGGATATTCGTAAAATATCTGTAGGTCCGGACTATAAGTCAGGTGCTATGCACTACCTAGTTGGTCAGGAGATTCTAGGAGCCTCACACAAGATACATCTTATTCAGTACGATAAAGAAAACTTATCTTATAAGATTTGGATTCAACGTGAGGATTTTATAGTTTTGTGGAAAGAGTTTAGCTCTAATATTCCAATTTCAATCGAATACAATATAAACTTCTAGTATGAGTAACGATAAAGAAGAGCAAAAAAGAAAAAACGAAGAGGTTGCTAGAGAGCAATGGAATAGTTGGATAGTAGACCTGCAAGACGGAGAACAACCTGAAGCTTGCAGTATTGACGATGAGGACTGTGAAGCTTGTGGCTCTTAATGAAGTCCCCTTTTAATTTTATAGTAAGACCTATTGAGGGTAAGCGATACAACAACACCAAGACTATAGGTGGTATGGAGTTTATCGTTAACACCTCAGAGGAAGAACATAAGTTCTCTAATAGGCAAGCTACAGTAGTTGAGACTCCTGTAGGGTATGACGGTCCTATAAACATAGGAGATGTTATCTTAGTGCACCATAACGTATTTAAGTTCTACAACGACATTAAGGGTAACCGTAAGAGTGGTAAAAGTTTTTTTCAAGAAGACTTATTCTTTGTAGATAACGACCAATTTTATTTATATAAGCAGGACGGTAAATGGAATAGTCACGACAGGTTTTGTTTTGTTAAGCCGATAGATGTGCTAGATAGTTTTATAGATAAGTCTTGTAAGTATGAGCCACTTATGGGGGATATGGTATATCCAAACGAATACCTTAAGTCCCAAGGTATTGATAAAGGTGACAGGATATACTTCACTCCTGATAGCGAGTATGAATTTACAGTAGATGGCGAGACTCTTTATAGGGTATTTGACCATCAGGTAACTATGAAGGCTTAGTATGGATTCTACAGAATTAAGGAAAGAAATTATAGAGGCAGGATATAAGGCTGTTAAGCAACTAATTAAAGTTGCTAAAGAAGAGATTATAAAACCTGACCCCGAAGATGAATTGGCTGCAGACAAGTTAAAGAATGCGGCTGCATCTAAGAAGCTATCTATATTTGATGCGTTTGAAATACTTAAGCGTATTGATAATGAGAAAGATAACATTAAGTTAGAGTCTCAAGGACCTAACAGAACTGATACCAAGCAAGGATTTGCAGAGCGAAGGTCAAAATAATCTATACAGAGTAGTCGATGGCTACATTCCAAAGGGACCACTTTCTAAAAAGAATAGTGGACGTAGTTGGTTATATGGTTATAACGAGCAATACGACTTTGTTAATATATCTAAAACCGGAGAGGTTGGTGATATAGTAGAGATATCAGGACTTAAGATAGGACTACCTCCTAGACCAAAGCTTACTCCACAAAGACATAAAACAAAATCTCTACAGTATTGGGAGAGAGAAGAGTTCCCAAAAGAACTTAAAAAAATACCATCTATATTCCAATGGAACGAAATGCCTACTAACTTTAAAGATAGGTGGGTTGATTATATTGAGGCTGAGTTCGATAGAAGGGAGGAAGGGTATTGGTTTATGAATCAAGGAGAGCCTACTTACGTTACAGGCTCACACTATATGTATCTTCAGTGGACGAGTATTGATATAGGTTACCCTGACTACCGTGAGGCTAACAGAGTATTCTTTATTTTTTGGGAAGCGTGTAAAGCAGATAAGCGTTCGTTTGGAATGACTTACCTAAAAATTAGACGTTCAGGTTTTTCTTTTATGGGTTCATCGGAGGCTGTAAATTCAGGTACACTAGCAAAAGACGCTAGGGTAGGTATACTATCTAAGACAGGTTCTGATGCCAAGAAGATGTTTACGGATAAGGTTGTTCCAATATCGAACAGGTTGCCTTTCTTCTTTAAGCCTATACAAGACGGTATGGACAAACCTAAGACTGAGTTAGCCTTTAGGATTCCTGCATCTAAGATTACAAAAAAGAATATGCACGAGGTTGCTGCAGACGAACTTAAAGGGTTAGATACCACAATAGATTGGAAGAACACTGACGACAACTCTTATGATGGTGAGAAGCTATTACTTCTTGTACACGATGAGAGTGGAAAGTGGATTAAGCCAAACAACATACTAAACAATTGGCGTGTTACTAAGACGTGTTTACGTTTAGGTAGCAAGATTATAGGTAAGTGTATGATGGGTTCAACCTCAAATGCCTTATCAAAGGGTGGTAGTAACTACAAGAAGTTATACGAAGACTCAGATGTAACTAACAGAAATGCTAACGGTCAAACCAAGAGTGGTATGTACTCTTTATTTATTCCAATGGAATGGAATATGGAGGGGTTTATAGATAGATACGGGATGCCTGTATTTAATAAACCTGCTAACCCTATACTTGGAGTTGACGAGGAAATGATTTCTAATGGAGCTGTGGACTATTGGAATGCAGAAGTTGATTCACTTAAGAGTGACGCTGATGCGTTGAATGAATTTTACAGACAGTTCCCACGTACTGAGTCTCACGCATTTAGAGATGAGAGTAAGTCTTCATTATTTAACCTTACTAAGATATACCAACAGATTGACTACAACGATTCAACAATAAAAGAGCACTACACTACGCAGGGGTCTTTTCATTGGAAGGATGGTCAAAAAGATACTGAGGTTATATTCAGCCCTGACACACGGGGAAGGTTTTTAGTAAGTTGGGTTCCTAATAAGAATCTACAGAACAACGTAATAACAAAACGAGGAATGAAGTATCCGGGCAACGAGCATATAGGTTCGTTCGGTTGTGATTCATATGACATATCAGGAACTGTTGGTGGTAAAGGGTCTAATGGTTCTCTACACGGGCTTACTAAGTTTAATATGGATGACGCACCTAGTAGTGAGTTTTTCTTGGAGTATATCGCAAGACCTCAGACGGCAGAGATATTCTTTGAGGAGGTTCTTATGGCGTGTATATTCTACGGGATGCCAATACTATGCGAGAACAACAAGCCTAGGTTGCTGTACCACTTCAAGAATAGAGGGTACAGAGGTTATTCTATGAACAGACCTGACAAGCAGTTTAATAAACTATCAAAGACTGAGAAGGAACTAGGAGGAATCCCTAACTCATCAGAGGATGTAAAGCAATCACACGCATCAGCTATTGAGTCGTACATTGAAAAGCATATAGGCTTGGATATGAGTGGTTCTTATAGGGACTCTGATGATATGGGTACAATGCCATTCCCCAAGACTCTAGAGGATTGGGCTAGGTTTGATATTAACAACAGAACTAAGTTTGATGCTTCTATAAGTTCAGGTCTAGCTATAATGGCAAACCAAAAGCACGTCTACCTTCCCGAGCAAAAACAATCGAAAATTAGTATTACCTTTGGCAAGTATAACAACAAGGGGTCAATCAGTGAATTTTTAAAATAGATGAAAGAGGTAAATATAAATATTACGGCTGCAGGTTTTCCAAGTCAATTTGTTTCTGATGCTGAAAAAGCAACAGATGAGTTTGGTTTGCAAATCGGGCAAGCCATTCAATACGAGTGGTTTAAGAAAGATTCTAGCTCGTGTAAGTTTTACGACCAACAAAGAGAATTTAGAAGACTACGTCTATACGCAAGAGGTGAACAATCTATTGCTAAGTATAAGAATGAGTTAGCTGTTGATGGTGATTTATCTTACCTTAATTTAGATTGGACACCTGTCCCTATACTACCTAAGTTTGTAGACATCGTTGTTAACGGTATGTCTAGCAGACTGTTCAAGGTAAATGCTTACGCTGAGGATTCTATGTCTCTATCAAAGAGAAGTAAGTATCAGGATATGATACAGGGTCAGATGGCGGCTAAAGAGGTTCTTACAACTATACAGGATAACACAGGGATGAATCCATTTACGATGGACCCTAATGACTTACCTGAGAATGACGAAGAGCTTTCGTTATATATGAACTTAAATTATAAGCCTGCAATTGAGATAGCTGAAGAAGAAGCTATTAACACGTTGTTTGCTTCAAATAAATATGTAGACCTTCGTAAAAGATTTGACTATGACCTTACGGTTCTAGGAATTGGTGTGGCAAAGCACGAGTTCTTACCGGGTTCAGGAGTGAAAATCAGTTATGTAGACCCTGCGAATGTAGTATACAGTTACACAGAAGACCCTCACTTTAAGGATTGCTTTTATTGGGGAGAGATTAAGACGTTACCTATAATAGAGCTAATGAAGATTGACCCTTCGTTAACGAACGAGGATTTACAAGAAATATCTAAGTATAGTCAAAGTTGGTACGACCACTATAACTCTGCTCAGATGTTTCAAGATAATATATTTTCTAAAGACTCTGCTACAGTACTGTACTTTAATTACAAGACCACTAAAAAGATTGTATACAAGAAGAAGGTGTACGAGAACGGTGGCTCTAAGATGATTGAGAAGGATGACCAATTTAATCCACCTGAAGAGATGATGGAGGAAGGTAACTTCGAGAAGGTTGAGAAGACTATTGATGTGTGGTACGATGGCGTTATGGTTATGGGTACTAACATTATACTTAAGTGGGAATTAGCAGAGAATATGGTTCGACCTAAGTCTGCTAGTCAGTATGCTATACCAAATTATGTAGCTGTTGCACCAAGAATGTATAAGGGTGTGATTGAATCTTTAGTTAGAAGGAT